TTTCAGCCGAAACATTACCGCCTGCAAAAAGAGTAGATAATGAATTACCTATTTGGCTTATAATATTACCCATTGCATTATTAATTATATCGCCTTGTTTTTTTGCTATTTCTGCTGCTTTAGCTTGTTGTTCTTCTAGATGTGTCATTACCGCACCCATTGATGATGCTATAAAATGACTTAATGTACCAAAGCCCCCACCTATTTTGCCTAATACTTTTGGAATTGTTTTTTCAACAGATTTAGTTAATGATTCATCTATGCCTTTACCGATTTGTCCACCTATTCCAACACCTACTTGTTTAAATCCATCCATTAAACTACCAACTGCAGACGATATTTTTTCTAAAATACTTTCACCTAATGGGTCTAATGCTTCAATCATTGAGTCAAACTTATCATCTACACCCTGTAATAAAATATCCATATCGGCTAAAACTTCATTAATATTTTCGCCTTTAAATAGTGCTCTAATTGCTTTACCAATTGTGCCTAAACGAACAACTGCTTTTGATGCAAATTTTGCAATTTGTAAACCAACCATTTTTATATTAGTTTGTACGTGTTCGAAAGCTAATATTAACGCAATAACTGCTGCTGAAACTAAAACAACAGGTGCTGCTAATAAAGAAAATGCTGATGCTAAACCTGAAATAATTAATATAAGAGGGCCAAGTGCTGCAGTAAATGCGACTAATCTTAAAATAGTATTTTGTGTTGAAGTATCTAAATTGTTGAACTTGTTTATTAATGTAGTTAAAAATCCTGCAAATTTTTGTATAAAAGGTAAAATTGTAATCGCTAAAGTTTTACCTAATTCTGTAAAAGAAGTTCTAACTGCTTCTAAAGATTTTTTAAATTGATGACTTAACTCATCTTCTAATTCTGTAACTGCAGTATTTAATGTTCCAGTTGTATTTGTTAATCTTTGAAATATTTGTTCAGTAGTGCCTAGATTTTTACCTGTTAAATCTAAAACACCTCTTAGTGACCTCATACTACCAAACACCGCATTTGTTGCTTCGACATTACCTTCAAATTCAGTTGCAAGCATTGTTAAAACGTGAATTAATCCATCTTCATCAAGTGATTTACGGAGGTCATCTGATGTTATGCCAATTTTTGCTAATTCATCTTTTGCTTGTTTAACAGGTGATAAAATATTTGATAAAATAGTGTTTAATGATGTTGATGCCATTGCTGCATCAGTTCCTGTTCTTGACATCGCTGCCATTGCTGCACCAACTTCGTGAAATTCCACACCTAAAGCAGATGCAGTAGGAAGAACTTTACCCATTGATTGTGCTAATGCATCTGCTTCTAATTTACCTTCACGAACTGCAGCAGTCAAAATATCTGTTGCACTTTCAGCACTAAGGTTTTCTTGACCATAAGCATTTACTGCACTCGTAACTGCATCTGCTACTGTCTTAACTTCACCCAATCCAATTGCACTTGCTTTGGCAGACATTTCTAAAACTTTCATAGCATCAGCACCTCGTAAACCTGCTGAAGTAATAAAGAATAATGCATCTGCAGCATCATTTGCATTAACACCTGTATCAACTGCTAACCTTTTAACCGCACCACCCATTGCATCTACTTCATCACTCGCTATACCTACTAATGTTTTTATTTTGGTCATTGACTTGTCAAAGTCTAATGCCATTTTTATAGATGCACCACCAATTAATGCTAATGGTAGTGTTAAACTCGTAGTTAATGAACTTCCTAATGCTTTTGCTTTAGCTGAAAATTGTCGTAATCTTGCAGATGCACCAGTTAACGCAGTATTTAGTGATGTTGCGTTACCTATTAAATTGACTTTTAAGGGGAAATTTGATTCTGCCATAGTACAAAAATAACTATTTTTTATTCAACTTACTATTAACTAGTTTGGCATAACTTTCAAATTCTTCTTTCGTTGTTTTTGGTTTTAATTTTTTGACTTTATCTTGAGGCAGCTGTATAAGGTTCTCAGGCTTCACCATTTGGCTTTTCTTTGAGCAATTGACATTATGTATCATTGAAGCAACAAAACGCGTGTGTTCCCACTCTAAATTGTTTTTAATAAAAAATGATTCAGAAACAAGGATATTTTCTTTAAAAGTATTACCCCAAAATTCATTTGGATTCACACCTACATAACCAATATAAAAATCAGTTATATCATCCCAAGAAAGTTTATCTGCTATTTTTTTTTTGAATCTTTAGGATTTCTTTCTAAACCTCCGTTTAAAGAATTACCTAATATTTTAGATTCGGTCATTGCAACAACGATTTTTTCGATTTCTGCTGTTTCAATATCCTCCAACCAATTACCAATATCAAACTCATCATAATCTATTTCTTTTTTATTCTCTTGGTCATAAGCTAATAGGCCACTATAAATTAACGTTCGTAAACCTTTTATTGAAATGCCATCAGAAAAAACATCTCCAATTTCAGCTAATGATATATTAAGCAAATCTGTAAAATTTGCCCAAAAGTTCATACTAAAATGAAGTGTTCTTTTTTTACCACCAATTTCTAGTGTGTAATATCCTCTTTGTTTTGTCATTTAAAATTATTTACAATAACAAATATAGCAATTACACATAATAAATCAAATATTTAATGTTATATGTTAATTAACACTTGTTACAATAGCGCCTGTAACTGTTATCGTTCCACTATAAGTGACAGCTTCTTCCATTGCACCACTTATTTCAGCTGAAGATATATATCCCTCACCTGTGTATACTGTATCGCCTGTAGCTGCAGTTCCAAATGAGAAATCCACTTTAGTTCTAGCTAATAAATATCCTGCTAATTCATCACCGCCTGCAGTATCAGTATAATCGACTAAACCATCAAAAGATATTTCTGCACTTCTAACTGCAGGAATAACTTCAGAATATCCTGAAGAATCTTTTGTAGTGGCATCTGCCATATCGTTTGTAAAAGATACAGAACACGAAGTAGTGTGTCCTATTGTTGCTAATGTTCCACCATCAGTAATTACTTTTAATAATAAATTTGTCCCGTTGAATATCGTACTTGCCATAGCTTATAATTTTTATACTACAAATATAATTAAATTTTAAACAATAGTTTTTGTATTATTTTATTCCACCATTTTTTAAATTTATTCTTTTGTTTTTGTAACCAGTCTGCTATTAATCTTAATAATTTTATCATTTTATTTTATTTTTTTTTATCGAATTTATCTAAAAGTTGTATTATCTTAATTACTGTATAAACCAATGTAGCTACTATTAATAATGCTTGTAATACTTCATTTAATTGTGTCATAGATATTATATAAACTACTATTCCTATTATTGTTGGTTTAAAGCTAATGTAAGTCATATCATTAATTTATTTTAATTGCCATATATATATAAGTTGAACCACTTGCATTTCTGTCAGCATCACTATCTTCCATTTTAAAACCATTAGATTCAAAAGATAATCTTAAACCAGTAAATTCTGAATCACTTGTATTTGCCCTCAACATTGGCTCTCCCCTAACACTATCAAACATATTCCAATTTCCTGTCCCACCTGCTGACCTTTTTACCATTACAAAGTCAGGTTGGAATCCTGTTGTAATACTTTGTGTACTACCATTTCCTGTATAACTTCCAAACTTGCTATATCCAGATACTGAATGGAAACAGTAAAGTATTTGTGTTTCGCCACTTCTATTTGTATCTCCATTACCTAATGTAACAACTGTACTTGATGCAGCTGTATTATTAAAAGGTGATGACCAGTTTGCTTGTGCTGCTGTGCTGTTCAATTCTAAAACATACCCTGATGATAATCCTGTATGTTGTACCCACCAACTTGTTGCCGAACCACTTAAACCTTTTGCTATTACCATATCTGGTGCAGCTGAAAGTCCGTGAGGAACTTTTGTATTGCTTCCTGTTCCTTCATATTTAACTATACTAAATCCTGCATTAGCATTTGCACTAACTATTGATTCTGTTACTGTAAATAAACCTTTAGTTGCATTATAATTACCAAGTACTTCTCCTGCACTTAAAGCATCACTATATATTCTAACCTGTCCTAAACTTCCATTAAATTCTCTCCCCCCTGCTAACCAACCTGCTAATCTTATTTTTTGATTAGGGTTTGCAAGTGTCGCACTCCCTGCAGTCCAACTATTACCTGCTGAACCATTTTTATATACTTGAACACTTGTTCCACTTTTTACAATAGCAATGTGTGTCCATTCATTATTTGTTATAGTAAACAATTCTCCATCACTATTTGACTGATAACCTGAACCATCATAATAAACAAAGTAAAAACTATTTTGATTTGTTGCTCTCATTTGAATTGCCCATCCTTCTCCTGTTGAACCACTTACTGCAGTTGAATGGTTTGCATCCATAATATCAGCATAAGATGTTTGAGAACCACTTTCCGACCTAACCCAAAATTCTATTGTTATATCATTACCTGTTGTTGTTGCTATTGAGGAATCTGAATCTGCATAATCTCCACTACCATCAAAATCTATATAATAACCACCATAACCCTCATTTACAGAAGCATTAGTTACTGTAAAATCTTCCTCTGCAGAAGATAAATCTTCTATTGCACTACCACTTCCTGAATATGAACCTGCTGCTAAATTTAAGTTTAATGTTAAATTAGTTGATTTAATATCAGCAACTGTTTGATTTGGCGGAAAGATTGTCGGTTCGTTATCATCAGCTTTCCAATTCCAAGCAACGTAATTTACACCACTACCATTAACACTTGATTGCCCACCTAATGTAACTCCATCAGAATCAAATGAGGTGAGCATACTTGTATTTTGTGTTTCAGCACCACTTGTATCTGAACTAATTTGAAATGTTGCACCTCTTATTGTGTCAAATATTTGATGTGATGCAGTATTTGTTCTCCCTTTAATCCAAGTTAATGAAGGACTAAATCCTAATCCTTCTATACTTTGTGTTGCTCCTGTACCGGTATAAGTAACAGTACTAAAACTTTTTGCTACTGTTGGTGCTTCTGTGTCAGGGTCTGCAGCAAATGCCATATAGATAAATGTTGTTCCATTACTATTGTAATGTTTGTAATC